AGCACAGGTAAATGTCAAGCAGTGTCTTTTGTTATCTTGTTTTGCACAGTTCCTTCGATAATCATATTGCCGTCGGCTACTGCTGCGAGTGCAGGGAACTCTTTTTGCAAACGCTGTATCTCTTTCATAACTTGGTCTCTGTCCATTTGGTCAATGCGTCCATGAAGGATTTCTTTACGATCTATGTAGATCCCTGCCGCTTGTCCTCTAGACTTTTCGGCTGCGACGGCGGCGGCGAAGTTTCCTCCAGTCATGGCAGCGTCACGTATCTCAGCTAACTTTTTAACGTGTCCTTCAAAACTTACTTCGTATTTTTTAGACAGCTCGCCTTTTAGTTCGCCTATCCTTTGCACAACATGAGGATACCGTTGTCCGTTCAGTAATTGGGACGCAATGGCATGGGCAGATTTCACAGAATATCCTGCTCGCACAGCGGCCTCAGTTTGGCTTATGTCCTCGCAAACGTAGATTCTACAAAACTCTTCTTGTTTCGGAGTGATTCCTTTTTCTACACGAGGATTAGCGACGACATCAATAGTCGGTTTGTGAGTAGCTTTTGCCAGAGCCATTTAAGACCTTTCTCTCTTTATGATGGGACAACTTTACTTAATAGGACGGGAAAAGAAAAGTAGCCATTTTGAAATGGCCCTGATTTAAGATCGCGCGGACACGAATGTAATGATCCTTTGTGATCAAGATATCGGAATCAGAGAGTCATAGTCCATGCTAACCCATTGAATATATGTGTATAGTGAGATATTGTATATTATCAAATCATTAAAACACAAATGAGTCCTGTCCATCATTTGGTCCTATATAGCAAAGTCCGTTTATCATGTAAAAAAACCCCCTGACCAGAAAGGGGAGTCAGAGGGCTTACAGAGAGTGAAGCATAGGACTGGGAGGTGTGACTATGCTTTTTTACCGTACCAAAAAAAGATTTTTGACACAAGGACTTTCCAAAAAGATTTCTTTTCTTTCTTGGGATAGAAAAAATCTACTGTTTTTTCCATTGGATTCCAGACTTCGGCACTAGCCCCTGTAGCGGATAACACGTTCACGTTGACGGATCGAACTGACTTAGTTGATTTAAAATTGGGGCTTTTATCTAATTTTTTGCCGAGCGTGTACACGATGTACTTATACTGATTTGGTGTAATCCCGTGGAAAGACTGTATTTGCTTTGCAGTCAATCCTTTTTCTTTATCCGTAAGAATTCGTGCCACAAACTCATCACTAGGTAGTGTTCTCTTTTTCTTGGTCATGTGTTCCTCCTCTGAAACTACGGATAAAAAACATCCCCGACTGTTCAGGAATCCAGGGTTTATCATCCTTGAATATGGCTTCAACTTCTTTAGACTTGCTTGCATCATACAAACAATCTGAACATAATTTGACATACTTTTTGTCTTCTGGCAAGTCCTTGGCTATGGCTCGCACCCAATGCACTTGAGTTGGTAGACTGCGGTGCATCTTAGTTGTCCCGTATTTCGGTTCGCCTAATGGCTGACACATGGGGCAGTAGTCTTCGTTTTGTTCTTCAATATAAAAGGTCAGTAATGGATTGGTCATGTAATTTTCCTCCGCTTGCCTTCATCTACTGTTCGGCGAGCATCAAGAATGTGTACTTGCCGATTGATGTCTGCCACCCTTTTTTCAAGGCGTTTAAGAGCTTCAGGGTTTTGAAAGCAGATTGTAGCTAGGGTGAATATGACCACCCCAAGCTTGCGACTATCATCAAAGTCTTTTGTTTGAGCGCCAATAGCATTGAACTCTAACTTAAACTCCCTCTCCGAAGCCGAAAGTAACGAACTAATAGTAGTTCGCACTTCGGCTAGAGTATGAGTAGTCTTTACTGTGGGTATTTCTTTCCACTTCGCCATCGCTACACCCTCAACGAAGCAGAGTTAATCTCAACATAAGCATCGATGTCTACTTCTGCTTCGTTTACAATTTCTTTTATAAGACTTTCAACTTTAGGCTGTAGCTTGTCCCACAACTCGTCAGCATCGTCGATAATGTTGTCAGTTTGTAGGTCGTTGAGCTTTTCAACTTGGTTTGCGAGTAACTGTAGCGTCTGCCCTAAGTTCTCACAAACAGCAGTAAGAGTTCCTGCTAACGTGGGTTCTTCAGTAGACTGCCGATCCCAATTAGTATCAGCAATATAATTAACATTTGTATCATTTAAAGCTTTCTGTTCCATGATGGCTCCTTTCTAGAGCGTTGGAGTGGTATGGTATGCAATGAAGGTAAAGGATCACAGAACACTTCATAGGCGCATCTGCGAACAACACTGCACACCATGTAATTACATTACCGCAAGATAATGTTAATGATAAGCATCAATTTATCTTTTTAGTTCTAGCTCGGGGGCTTAGGGAATCCTCTTTTTTCTTCGTATAGAAAATATGATTGCCAATCTTTCCTATCACCCGCAAATGATCTGCCCAATATGGGTGGACATCGTTATTGTGATAGTGGGTGACTGTATCACCGAGGACAGTAATATGCTCACCCTTTGTCAACATTAATTCAGCAAGAGCTTTAGAGGTTAACAGAGATTTATGTTCTTTTGGTTGGTCGGACTTTCCGTCGCACCACCAACTGAACTGACAAGTCTTACTGTTTTCTTGCAAGACTACTTCACACACTGTGTCGGGGTAATTGGGGGAAGCCACTCTGTTAAGAGTGACCTCTGCTATTGCTATTTGCCCTTGGATGGGCTCAGATCTTGCCTCAAAATAAATATTCAAAGCAAGACACATTAATGCTGTTTCTATCATTTTAACTGTACCACAAAATAGACAAAGTAAAAAATACGATAGCCCCGCCTACGATTAAACCGCAGGCGAAGCCAATCAAAGCTGCAAAATCAGTGAGGTTCATTGAAAGAGCTCTTTATATTCATGGTCATTTAAAAACTGACCAAACGGTTCTTCTGGGAGATGTTCTTGCCAAAATCCCCACTCTTTACGAAAAGTGTCAGCATCATCCCCTTGTAAGAAAAAAGACCAACCTGCCTCGTGTTGTTTGACGACGATGCCATACACACCGTCGTCTTTCATGCTATAACCACCAATAGTCATATTAATACTCACTGGGCAGTAGCAAGACATTGTTAGTAAGAAAGAACTTCCATGTACCGTCTTCGGCATCTGTAAAGTCTATTACCCTTGTCCATAGAACATTGCCGTTGCCATCGTCGGCAATTATTTTAGCAGAACGGTCTACAACATTAAGTGTGATAGACATGAACTCTTCAGTTTCCTGTAGGTCGGCGAGTTCGGTAGCCAGTATATCCAGGAACCAGTAAGCACCTCCTCCGCAGTGTTCAGCAAAGAACTTTACACCATCGGTATAAAGAAAGTTAGAGCTCAGTGGGTGACGGAACCATTGCTCGGTACCCGTAAACATTTTTAGATCGGCTGATAACATTTGTATTCTCCTACATATCGTCGGAGCCAAAAAGCTCTTCAGCTTCTTGCTCGACTCTGTTTATAAATATATTCATATGTTCAATCGCTACAACCCTGCCGTCGTAATCGGCTTTAGCATCGCTATACTGGTTGTGAACTCTTACGTTCCCCTGTATCGGAGAATCGGTGTGTATACCGTCTTCGCGGTACACGATATAGGCTTGGTTGATGTCTGCATAATGTAGTATCGTACGAGATTTGCCCTCGTTAAATACATATGCGTCTGGTTGTGGTTTCATAATTACCCCTTTCTACGAGTGTGTATAGCCACTGATTTCTATTGCAAGAAACATATTGCACCATTTTACGACAACAGCATCTTCCATAAAACTGGTGGATTGTACAAGTTTACGGAAACCAAGGAACGAGAGCCCTTGGTCGTCTTGTTGCCACTTGCGGAGCAAAGACTTGGATTGTGGTTTAGTTAGTCGCATAAATATCCCCTTTCTGCGGAATGTCTGTACCTTATAGTACCACGGCAGTTGGCGCTGATAAGCATCAATTTATCTTATTTGTTCGCCCAGTGGCTCCCTGTCAAATATCCACAAGAGGAGCAACCGATTTGTCCTGTTTGATCATTGAGTAGATAAAAAGAGTTGCCCTCGCACAGGGAGCAGAGAAGAACATCAACTTCGCTGTATTCTATGGTGACGTTGTCTCCTGCGGAATGGGAGGTTTTTTCTCGTGTGAACGGGATAACATTATTTCCTCCATGAATGGGGGAACTATTCTTTTTTTCCATGTGCATAGCCTCGCTTTCTCACCGATGTAATAATTATGATAAGCAACTAACGGTTCCGGTGATTTATATTCATCAGGCATTGCCTGAGGGTGTTTTGTTACTCCTCGTGCTGTTAGTTCTACAGGGGGACATCGCAGTATGGCAAGTATTCTTTCACAAGCATGGGTCTTTTCATACCTGAAGGTGTATTCCTTACATAAAGCTATACCGAGGTTCCAGAGCCACCTATAGTTCTCTACTGTTTGTCCTGCCCATAAAGTACAGGGATGTTTTTGGTGAACAGCTAGATATGGCCCCTCGGCATTGTGCCGCCAATGGACGGTGCTTAACATCTGGGTAGATTCTAGGGGCATTTTAACAACGTGTTTGTCACAGTGATACTGAGCACAAGTTTCGTGGTCGTAATCTAGTAGGAATATATTCACTCTTCGCCCCAGTCTTTGCGGTCATCTTCTTCGTCGAAGCCTTTATAGTACTCTTTTATTTCTTCGTCGGTCATGCCATCTTCGTCTACTTCTAGCGATTGGCGTGTTTTGCCTACGAAATAATGTGGACGTGGTTGGCGACCGTAATACGCATCTGCACTGCCTCGGTCTCGTGGGCTACCGTGTCTTGGCAATGGTTTGCCGTAATGATATTTAACTTGTCCCCATACCCGAAGGTTGCCTTCTTCATTATCCATGTAAAATCCTTTCTGTGACTTTGCCTGTGTTTTAACGTAACACCGTTTAATTCATTTGACTTTTCTTATTTGCTCTTTTTACTCGGTCTCGCAATTCGGTCGAGGAGAACTGATGTCCACGGGTATTGTAGTGCAACATGATCCCTAGATCGTGGTGGATTTGCTCCCCGCTTAATGACTTGTTTCTGTACTCTTCCCCTACAATACGGACATTTACTCTTAATATCTTCAGTAAGATGTGCATATCTTCTTCGGTGTGGTAAGGGAGAACAAAGTCTACATACTTTATCGCTTCTAACTGTATGAACCGTTCGTGGATAGATTGCACTGGTTTGTTTTTAAACTCC